TCACACTAGATGATGTAACTTCTGCTACGGGATATGTTGTAAGGCTAAGACCAAATTATGACTAACCTTAAAGTAAGATTTCTAAACAAAAAAGCACCGAACGAAAGTCCGGCACTTATCAAAATATTCACTTACAGTATACCACAGAAAAGGAGGAAATACTAGTGGCAATAGAACTCTTTGGCGACGAATGGAAAGAAGAACTATTTGAAGATTTAGTAAAACTTAATATTGAAGCTATAAAAGAAGCAAACAGAAGAATTTCAAAACAATTCAATATGGTTTCCATCAAAGAAGTTATGGACGCTACAGGATGGGGAAGGAAAAGAATTGAAGATTTTAGAGATCAAGGGAAATTTAGCTATCAACAAAATGCAAAAGGCGGTAAATGCTTATACGACTTAGATGATGTATTAAGATTTCAGCAGCAACTTATGAAGTAGGAGTTAACATGAAGATATTAGACAAACTTATAAAATGGTTTTTTAACAATGAACCAAAAGAAAAAAATATTGATTGGAAAGAAACTGCTCTTGTTTTCTCAGAAGAAAATATACATTTAAGAAAAGAGCTAAAATACTGGAAACAAGCATATTTAGACCAAAAGAAAATAAATGAGATCAACGAGGAGAAGGAAAAATGGTAGAACCAAACATAACCGAGCAATTATTAGGAGTTGCAATCATGTTTTTAGGAATTTCCGTTCTTATGCTCTTTACAATGAAGCATGAAAGTAAAAAAGTTGAAGTGACAGAAGAAGTTACAACGGATTTTTACGAAATCGCACGAATGAACCTAAAAAAATCTGACAAACAATTCACTTATGACGTCGAACCTCCTATCGGTTTGAACTAGAAAGATGGAAAAATGGTAACAATCAATAAACTTGAAATTGAAAATGTCAAACGCGTTAAAGCGGTCAAGATTGAGCCTTCAGCAAAAGGCTTGACAATCGTCGGTGGAAATAATAATCAAGGGAAAACAAGCGTATTAGACGCGATAGCGTGGGCGCTAGGCGGTAACAAGTACAAGCCATCACAAGCACAACGCGAAGGCTCGACACTTCCGCCAAGTCTAAAAATCACATTATCGAATGGCCTTATCGTTGAACGTAAGGGCAAAAATAGCGATCTAAAAGTGATTGATCCAAGCGGAAATAAAGCCGGTCAGAAATTGCTTGATAGTTTTGTGGAAGAACTAGCGCTTGACCTTCCGAAATTCATGGAAATGAACGACAAGGAGAAGGCTACAACCTTATTACAGATTATCGGGGTAGGCAATCAACTAGTCCAGCTTGAAATGGAAGAAAAAACCAAGTATCAAGAACGTCACGCTATCGGAGTTATTGCAGACCAAAAAGAAAAGTTTGCGAAAGAACAGCCGTATTATCCAGACGCACCGAAAGAACTTGTTTCGATTGCAGAATTGATTCAGCAGCAACAAGAAATTTTAGGGCGCAATGGTGAGAACGCCCGTAAACGTCAAAATTTAGACGTTATCGAAAACGATTATAACTTTACTCTTGCAAACGTCCAACGATTGGAAAAAGAGCTTGAAGAAGCTAGAGCGAAAGAGCAAGCACTAGCACAAGACCTTGATATTGCACGAAAAGACGTTTCAGTTTTAGTGGACGAATCCACACAAGAAATCGAAGACAGTATCGCGAATATCGAACAAATTAACTTGAAAGTTCGGGCGAATTTCGACAAAGACAAGGCAGAAGAAGACGCGAAAGTATATCGTGAACAATACCGCGAATTAGACCTTATTATTGAAGGAATTCGCAAACAAAAGACAGACTTGCTCACAAACGCAGACTTACCATTGCCGGGCTTGTCCGTGGACGATGGCGAACTCTTATACCTCGGTCAACGCTGGGACAATATGAGCGGTTCGCAACAATTACAAGTCGCGACGGCTATCGTTCGCAAACTGAAGCCTGATTGTGGGTTCGTTCTCATTGACAAGCTCGAGCAGATGGACCAGATCACACTCACGGAATTCGGAGCATGGCTTGAAAAAGAAGGATTGCAAGCTATTGCGACAAGAGTTTCAACGGGCGGAGAGTGCTCAGTTATTATCGAAGACGGTTACAGCGTCGAACCCGAAACAATTCAAACACCGCAAGGGTGGCAAGGCGGATTCTAAAAAAGAAAGAAGGAAATATCATGAAACACACAGACAAATTCGCAGTATTAAGACATAAAGAAACAGGAAATTTTGTAAACAACTATAAAAGCAAAAAAGGAACATTTGCTTATTCTGTTGAATATACAGATGATGTTAGACGCGCTGCAAAAAATGAACTCAAGGCAATCGAAGACCAAAAAGAAGACTTTGAAAAATTAGCAAACGCGCTCGATTGTGAAATTTTAGTCGTCGAAGCAGAATACACACTAAAAACACTTGATGGCAAAGAGCCGGAAGAAATAACCGAAGATATTGAAGACGCGAAGCGAAAATATATCAAAGAACTTCTAAAAGGTTTACTAAACGACGACAAGGAGGAATAAAAAATGCAAATTACAAGAGGAAGGAAGGCGCGGGCTCAAAAAGTCGTTATCTATGGCCCTGAAGGAATCGGGAAGTCAACTTTTGCAGCACAATTTCCGGAGCCGGTATTCATTGACACAGAAGGCTCGACAGATAATATGGACGTGGCTCGTATGGATAAGCCGACAAGCTGGGCCATGCTAAAGAATGAGATTGCATTCATTAAAGCGAATTCGGACGCTTGCAAAACGTTAGTCATTGATACGATTGACTGGGCGGAACAGCTAGCTGTATCTTATGTTTGCTCACAGCACCAAAAGAACGGAATCGAAGATTTTGGATGGGGCAAGGGTTATACATACGTCCAAGAAGAAATCGGGCGCTTATTGAATAGCTTGTCTGAGCTTGTGGATATTGGAATCAACGTTGTTTTGACAGCTCACGCTCAAATTAAAAAGTTCGAGCAGCCGGACGAAATGGGAGCGTATGACCGATACGAATTAAAACTCGGACAAAAGACAAGTTCGAAAACAGCCCCGCTTGTCAAAGAATGGGCGGATATGGTCCTATTCGCGAATTATAAGACGTTTATCATGACGACGGACGACGGCAAGAAAAAAGCACAAGGCGGAGAACGTGTTATTTATACCAATCATCGCCCCGCATGGGACGCGAAGAACCGTCACGGCTTACCGGATCAATTACCGTTTGATTTTGGAAGTATCGCTCATATCTTCGCAACGCAACAAGTGACACCACAACCACAACCTGAAACGGTACAAGCGGAAACGCAACAACCTGAAATTGCGGAAACACTAAACGCAATCGCGGACGACATTAAACAAGAGCGCGAACGTGCTAAACCAGTACAACCGCAAACAACCGGGTTATTACCACAAGCGCTTCTCGACTTAATGACACCGCATAACGTGACAGAAAGCGAATTGCAAGACGTTGCTTATATCCGCGGACATTTCCCGATGGGAACGCCGATTGAAAACTTCCCGAGCAATTATTGGGATATGATTGTTGCGAATTGGGACGCTACACTTGAGGTTATTCAAAACCAAGTTCGCGCAACCCCTGAAATGCCATTTAACACTAACAACTTATAATTTTAAAACAAAAGGAGAAACGAAATGACACAACAACAATTTAACAATACTAACAACTTTGACCGCGAATATGACTGGAACGACACTATCCAAAAGGATTCGGAATTCGTCCTATTACCTGAAGGGTTGTACTATTTCACAGTCAAGAGTTATGACCGCGGACGTCACACACCGAATCCGCAAAACCCGGGCAAGTTACCAGCTTGCAATAAGGCAACGATTCACGTTTTAATTGAAGCGAACGAGGGCGAAAAAGAACTCACGCACAACCTATTCTTGCATAGCTCAACCGAGGGAATGCTATCTGCATTCTTTGGTTCAATCGGACAAAAACGTAAAGGCGAACCGCTTCGCATGGACTGGAACGCTATCATCGGTAAAGTCGGAGTATGTAAGGTAGGAATCCGTGAATACAACGGCAATAAATACAACGATGTAAAGAGCATGATTTACGCGGAAGACGTGGACTATACAAAAGTTTTGAACGCACAACCGGGACAAGTGTCTGCTGGATATCAACAACCGCAACAAGGATTCCAACAACCAGCGCAAGGGTTCAATCCGGGGCAATTTTAAGGGGGAATAAATGGAATTACGGCCTTATCAACAAGAGGCGCGGGAAGCCGTTCAGAAGGAATGGACGGAAGGGCGAAAACGAACCCTTCTAGTCCTTCCGACTGGAACGGGGAAAACGGTCGTCTTTTCAAAAATTATTGAAGACCAAGTTAGAGAAGGGAAACGCGTCCTTGTCCTTGCTCACCGCTCCGAATTACTAGACCAAGCAAGCGATAAGCTAAAGACCGCGACGGGACTCGGTACGGCGCTAGAAAAAGCGGAGAATACCTCGATTGGTTCATGGTATCGAGTCGTTGTCGGTTCGGTTCAGACTATGCAGCGAGAAAAACGCTTGAGCCAATTCCCAACTAACTGGTTCGATACGATTGTTGTCGATGAAGCACACCACGCTATCTCGGACGGATATCAGAAAGTTTTAAGCCGTTTTAAAGACTCGGAAGTTTTGGGAGTGACGGCTACACCGGACCGGGGAGATATGAAGAACCTCGGCTCATACTTCGACAGTCTAGCTTATGAATACTCATTAGTGCAAGCAATTAAAGACGGATATCTTTCCAAAATTAAAGCCTTGACAATTCCGATTGACCTTGACTTGTCGAGCGTTTCAATGTCTGCTGGTGACTTTAAAGCAAGCGACGTCGGAACGGCACTCGATCCCTATCTGGTACAAATTGCGGATGAAATGGCCGAATATTGCAAGGATAGGAAGACAGTCGTCTTTCTTCCGCTTGTGAAGACTAGCCAAAAATTTCGCGATATTTTGAACGAACGAGGATTTAAAGCTGCTGAAGTGAACGGTGACTCGAAAGACCGGGCGGAAGTGCTCGAGGACTTCGAGAAAGGACGTTATAACGTTCTTTGTAACTCTATGCTTTTAACTGAAGGGTGGGATTGCCCTTCGGTTGATTGCGTGGTGGTATTAAGACCGACGAAAGTCCGGGCACTCTATTCGCAGATGGTAGGACGTGGAACGCGTCTATATCCCGGAAAAGATGAGCTTTTATTACTAGACTTTTTATGGCACACAGAACGGCACGAATTATGTCGTCCGGCTCACTTGATATGTGAAAGCCCCGAAGTGACTAAAAAGATGGTCGAGAACATGGAAGAAGAAACGGGCGTCGTGCTCGATCTCGAGGCTATGGAAGCTAAAAGCGCGGAAGACGTTGTGGCAGAACGTGAAGAAGCACTTGCGAAACAACTTGCAGAAATGAGAAAACGTAAGCGTAAACTGGTTGATCCGCTTCAATTTGAAATGTCAATTCATGCTGAAGACCTATCGAGCTATGTCCCTAGTTTTGGGTGGGAAATGTCCCCGCCTTCAGAAAAACAACTCCGAGCACTCGAGAAGTACGGAATCTATACCGAAGAAGTTGGGAACGCTGGAAAAGCTAACTTGTTACTTGACCGTTTGAATAAACGTCAAAGTGAGGGGTTGACTACGCCGAAACAGATTCGCTTCCTTGAAAGTCGAGGATTTAAAAATGTCGGTATGTGGTCGTTTGAAAGTGCTCGAAATATGATTGACCGAATAGCAGCGAACGGGTGGAAATTACCAAGAGGCGTCGTTGCAAGGGAATATGTACCAAGTTAAGAAAGGTAAGAATGAAATTTTTAGATTTATTTGCTGGTATCGGTGGATTTCGTTTAGGAATGGAGTCCGCCGGCCATGAATGTATTGGATTTTGTGAGATTGACAAGTTCGCAAGAGCAAGCTATAAAGCAATCCACAACACAGA